TTGACATCAATTCCAGTAGCAGGATTTTCAATTGCAATTTCTTTAGTTACATACTTTGCGATTGAAGAGCTGTTCTTAGATTGTGTGTCTGAAGTGAAATCTACACCATCGGAATAGGTAACCTTAGAGACTTCAATAAATTCATATTCTGTGCCTGCTTGATCTGGATATGATAGTAGATCTCCAACACGGAAAATATCAGCAGACTGAGAATCAACCAAAGAACTTCTATTGAATAGTGATCCCGATCCAGTTGTTGGAACTACGGAATCATAATCACCGTTGATTGGATACTTATCATTAACAACTGTCAGTTGCCCAGTTTTTTCATTCCAAGAAACAATCTTGCCAGTGATCTTATTGTCATAGGTCTCTGCTGGAACTGCAGGATTTCTAGCGGTGACATATGTTGGAGGAACCACTGTATTTGGAATCTGGAATACAACCTTGGATGCACCAGCAGAAGAAACGTTGATTGTATTAGCAAACGTATCGGTTTCAAACGATAGTTCTTCCCCAGAAGTAAATGCGTTTGCAGTCTTAACCTTTACGTAGATAACACTTTGATCAACACGTACAATTTCACCAGATGCATTGGTTGTTGAACCAGTTACAATCTGACCTTCTGTAATAGTTTCCGATTGCTGTACGCCGTTGACAAGCATTGAGTAAACTGGATAGAATTCAAGAATTTGATTTCTGCGACCAAATCTTGACTCTTTTCCTTTTGCATTTTCAATCTTGTTGGACACAGTTTTTACTGTAGCCCTTGAGAGATCAATTAATGGAGATAGAGTTGAAACCGTGCTGGAAAGATCAATTTTATATGTTAACGATCTATCAATGCCATTGATAGTTTCATTGATTCTAGAAGCAATGACTTTCTGATTGATGAAGAAAGTTTCCTCGTTTAGGAAAGTCTTTTCATAATCCGTTTGCGAATATGATGTAAATGTTTTGACATTATCGTCAACTGGTGAAATATTCGTAGTCTTTACCGAACTTGAAATCTTAGTTTCTGTAAAAGTTAAATTAGGAACAGATGCAAAGATTTTTTCAAATTTTCTGTTGTATGAAGCAAGGACTGAAGATCCTCCACCAAAAGCATTTGCAGATGCTCTGTTTGTTGACGTTAGGTTATAGTAATCAACACCAGTGTTTGTTACTGCAAACAACTTACTGTTGAGTTGAGAAGCAGATAATCCACCAACATCCTGTGCTCCTCTAAAGAACACATATGACTTGCCATCACCATCAAAACCGTTATCTGGATGATAAACTTTAAATACAAAGTTATTGTTTTTGAAGAGATCTGATGTTGCAGTAGTATTAGATTCTGCATTTGTCTCAACTGGATTTGCACTTAAGATTTCATATCCAAGATTTTCATTTGTCAATAGGAGAGATGCGGTTCTTGAAATATCAAATTCTGCACGATACATTTTAAACTTGACATCTTCAAACAGATCTTCTGTCCAAGCATTTGTATTTTGAGACTTGAATAGAGATCCTAATGCTGGTTGTGTGGTTACTGTAGTGCTAGTTGCAATTTCGGTTTCTCCAAGTTTAGATGCCCAGATTTCATAATCAATGGAATCTGTCTCAATGACGAGAGCATATTCAGTATCATTCTGTAAGTAAACTGGATAATCAAATTTGAAGTTTGTTGGAGTTACTGATTCTGTTACTCCGTCTTCATCAATAGCAATACCCATACGTACTGCTGGAGTATCAATAGTGATAAATGATTCAATTTCTGCACCAGCGGCACCAGATCCAGTACCATTAATTACAACGGCAGGAGGTTCTGTGTATCCAGATCCAGCAAGAACCAATTCTGTATTATAAATTTTTCCGCCAGAAACTCTTACCGTTGAAGTTGCATTTCCACCACCAGGAAGTTGGGGACTTTCAATAGTCAAGAATGCTGCTTCATATCCAGATCCAGTGTTTCTAACACGGAGATCTGTTACTCTACCAGAATCTTTTGCAATCTTGAGAGTCTTTGTTGTATTATCAAGATTGTTATTTTCTGTCAGTGATGGGATTGATAGGTTTTCATCTGCTTGGAATGAAGTTCCATTGTGGTTGCTTAGAACCAATGTATAAACCTGATCATTTGTTAGAGTAAATGTTCCTGATGTTGAAGCAGACAATTCAATATTGTTCTTATCAAACACTCTGGAAATAGGACCAGATGCATTTGAAGATGATCCTGTTGCCTTTTCTCCTTTGAGAATTGTTAATGTATCACTAGCAACAACTCTGAGATATGTTCCAGGCAGTAGTGCTTTTTGAGTACCAGGAACAATGTTTCTTCCTGGTTTGCTATTTTGTACATCTGTTAGGTAGACCCTTAATGGGATACTATCACTCTTGGAAGCAAAGAACAGATCCAATCCAGTAACAAACACACCGCCATCAAAGTTTTCAACTTTGAAAGTCTGTGCCATTGGATTTGGCTTGATTGGATTGTCAGTATTGCTATCAGTTACCTGCGTACCTTCATTTGCCTTAAAGTACGATGGAGAAGTTGAAACGATTGAAGATGGATTTTCTGGAAGAAGTCCAGTTGCATAGAATTTAATCTCTGCATAAGTATCTACTTCATCTTTTGCTGCATCTGTAGAACTTGACGTAAATCTAATAGTCTTAGATCCAGTTGTAAATCTTACTTCATCTGCGTCATTATCATATACAACGGTGTCTACATTTCCAGTCCACGTTGTATTCTCCACTGGTGGTTTGCCAGCAGGAACAAGAATGATACCACTAGCATTACCATTTTCGTCAGTAACAACTGAACCGTTGAATGCAGTTAATGAGTTTCCAGCAATTCCAGTATAGCGAGCATCTGGATTTACCCAACGAGCAATATTTCTACCTTCCATGAAGACAGAGATATTTGTATTTGGTTTTAATCTATTGATACGATATCTAATTGCAACACTTCTTGCAAAGAATGATAGTGAAGTTGAAACTACACTTGATCCAATTCCTTTGGTTGAAATTCCTTTTCCAATTTCATTATTTTCTGGACTGATGTTTGAGGAACTTCCAACAGATGCCATAGCAACGCTGGAATCTGAAACACTGCTGTTAACATCGCCAAACGAATTGATATTGAAGAAAGATTTATTAGCACCCAACCAGTTAATCTTATATGAATTGTACAAACTGGAGAAAGCATCTTTCAATTCATTCTTTGCTAAAAAGATTGAATAGAGATTAGTGTTGTTGTCGTTAACAAGAGGAGCAACTGTTGTGTCATACCAAGAATCTACATTTGGAGCAACATATGCGTCACCAACGTATTGAAGAACAACAAATGGATTTGGATTGATTTTCTTGGTAGCAAAAGAATTGCCAAGAAGTTCTTCCTCGGTATATGGAAGAGTGACGCGATCACCAGTCTTCTGATATCCAGATACCGATCTTTGATCATCTCTTGTATAGACTTCAACCAATGAGAACGAATCTTCTTTTGACTGTGGTCTTAGTACAGATTGTTGGGTATCAATCGCGCACTTATAATCAAGAGATTGTAGAGCACCAATTTTGTGTGTCTCAAAGTTGTCAACAATAAAACCACTCTTGAAGCGATTTACTCCATTGACATCAACAACTTGCATGTTCAAAGCTTGTTGTTCAAGGACACTCAATAGAGTGTAATACTCTAAGCGTTCAATTCTCTTTTCAAGTTTTCCGATGTCACGCATCGTGTAACGCTTATTATCAACAGCAGTAATTCTTACATCTTTGCTGCTTTGAGTAAATGCAGGGACATACAAATAATACAACGCAACTGCATCACTAACTGGATCTGGTTTTGTTGGATTTAATGAAGAATTTCCTTCTTTGAGAATAAATTGACCTTTCTTATTCAGGAACAGACCATCAATTCTATCAAGATACTGTGTTTGAGTAAACGAGAAAGTATACTCAAGATTTGAATCTGGTGCTGGTGTACTTGCCACAATGCCACCAGTTCCATTGAATGATCTTGTAATTGCGGAAGATAGTAGTGAATTATTTTGGAATCCAGAGATAATTGAGTTATTGTCTACCTTTGGTCTAAAATCCAAAACATCTTTTAGTGAAACTTTTCCGAGAGCTGGTGAGTTGTATGATGGAATTTGATCTGCAGAAACACCTGCTTCATGTAGATAGGAATCTACCGTACAGAAATCACCTTGAGTGTGCTCAAAATAGTCAAACGCAACAACTAACTGACCAGTTGTTGGTTGTGATCCTGGTTTTAGTACAATTCTAGAAATATCATAGATTGTATCTCTTTGTCCATCGTCAAAAGTAAATCTACTTGTTACATCAACACCACTTACCAGTTTTCCATTTCTGTCAACAACTGGTGGTTCTGAAGAAGAACCTTCATAAACATATCTAAGTTTGAAAGCATCTGCATAACTTGCAACATTAAGACTACCGCTATCGTAATCTCTTCCTCTGAATGGGATGATTCTGTCTCCAGAAGAATCAATGACAATTCTCTTATTGATAACCGATGTCTTCAGTCTTGGTTTTGCTTTACTTACTTCTAGGGTGGCAGTTAATTTTAAGGTTGGATATGTTCCACCAGTTGGAACATTACCAAAATATGTTAGTGGGAACTTCAATTCAACACTACCAGAAGTCAAACCACTGGTGGCATCGGTTGATGATTTGATTACAACTTGCTCGGAAGTAACATATACAATATCTCCAGCAACAATAGATGGAGCATCTCCTGGATCTAAAATTGTCACTAAGAAATTGCTTTCACTGAAAGAAACAAATCTTTGTGTTCCAAATGGCAATTGAGCGGCAAAAGTGAGACCTTGCTGTGTGCCATTTCCAGCACTGATAAAATCTCTTCTTAGATAATATGTAATCTTGGAATCTTCACTATCAGCAACGATTGAACTTACTTGGGTTGTTCCTGTTTTATACAGGAGTGTTCCCATATTGAAATTGCTAATAGAAGGACGCACCCTAACAATACTAGTGTTGCTTACATCATTTGGTAGTACGCGGTCAAAATAAATTCTTGACTTCAACACTCCTTCTGGTTTTGTTGCTTGCTGAACAATGCAACGAATAACAGTATCCGTAGTGTCTGTAAATTGTACAAGATCTCCCTGCTGAAGATATTTTGTAGCATCTCCACCAAATCCATTACATTCAATAAATTTTCTACCTTGTTCGCCACTAAATGTGAAATCTGTAATTGATGTGACTTCTGCGTATTTCTCTTTGTTTACCTCAATGTCTGATGTGAATGTATTTGCATTACCAGATCCAAATTGAGCAAAGAATGATTTTACGTTTTGTGGTGTGTATGTAGTAACAGCGTTTCTTACTAGAATTGGAGTAACAACAGCAGCAGTTGTTACACTTCCACCAGCCGCTGCTTGGATGATTGATACTACAGGTGGTTTTGAATATTCTTGATTAAATACTTCTCTGTTTACAATGGAAGCAGCAACAACACCACCAGAGTTATTGAGGGTCAGATTTACTTTGGTGTTATCATAATCAACACCATCAATTCTGATCTTGGTTCCATCAGCATAGTTAGAACCTCTTCTGTTAACAATAAAATGAGAAATGGTGTTATCTTTTGCAATTCTCAGAGAGTTATTGCTTTCATCAAAAATTGTTTCTCCAGGTTTAAAATTGCCAAATAAAGTCTTCACCATCAGAGTTTTGCCAGTGGTGAAGAATCCGATATCGGAATTGCCTGATGGACCGCCCTCTACAACGCCGTATGCGCCGCTCTCAAGACCGTATACGTACTTGCCAGGGGTGAAGCTACCTTCAACGCTAATCGCCTCGTCTAAGAGGATTTTAGTGAAGAATTGTGGGTCAAAATATGACAGACCAAATGTTGCATTATAAACAGGATCTCCATCATCCTTTCTTCCCCTGGAAACAACAACATCAGTATCTGGATTGAATCCTGTTCCTCTTTCAAGTAGAGAAAAATTACTTGGTTTTGCTGTACCAATTACTGGAGTAATAGTTTCGTTGTAATCTACAATACTTCCAAATGGTGTAGCACCGCTGATAGCATCATTTTCGGTGAGATAAACTTCTCTGTAGTTAGATCCAGATCCAGCATCATATTCTGTGAAATAATTATCTAGATAATCCTTTCTACCATATAGGGTCAACTCAAGGAAAGTAGTTCCACCAGTTGGTTCAACTTCTAGTCTCTTTACCTTTGAAAATGCTAAGGATTTTACAGATGCTGCCTCTGCGGGTTGTCCAGCATCAGTTCTGGTTTGAACGAACCAGATTGTTCCGATTGTTGACTCAAAATTAGAGTCACTTAAGGTTGAGTAAGTATTAGCATACTGAGAATCAATAGACAAGTAAATTGTCTTGATTCCTGTTTGGATATCAAAGAACAGACCTCTGCGATCTAGAGTCTGTTTAAAATCATTTGATCCTTCTGTATTATTAAGACCGATAGATCCGTCGTTGAATGAGGAACACAAAAAGATATTTGGATATGCAGTTAGTTCTGATCCTTCGGCGTTGAGAGGAACACTGCCATATGTATTTGTAATTTTATAAGTTGGAAGACCTTTTGTTTTTACTCTAATGTCTTCTCTGTTTAGGGTTTCCCTTGCTTTGTTAACGGGAATATACTTAGTTTCCTTATTAACAATTTCAAATCCTTTAATATATGCTTTACCAGGACCAACGCTTGCTAGTAGTTTTTCTCTTGCGTCAGAAACTGATAGACCATTAACAAGATTAAATTCATCGGTTGAATAGACACCCAGGTTGCCATTCTCTTGATAATACTCTCTAACATCAAGAGAGAAATCATCCACAACATAATCACCAGACTCGTCATAAGTTCTTCTGGCGAGAGTTTGCTCAAGTAGGTTGTAGTCTGTTTGTACTACTTGTGCCTGTACAGAACCAAGGCGAACAGATAGAAGTTGAATAAAATTCTTGTCAGTAATTTCGGTTAGTGAATACTTTACAAGATCCAACGAAATCTTTAATCTATGTGCTCCAGGTGAAGTATAGTTGCTGGAACCAATGGAATTGTCATAGAGAGAAGCGTCTTCTTCTGCTGTTACAACACTCTCAGTAATTTTAAATCCAATTTTTGCTGATGGTTTATTATAATACTTATCAATTACTAATAACTGAGCACTATTTCTTACAAAATAACCATTGACGAAATAGATTCCTTCTTCTACTTTTACAGCAGAAGCATAACCCATAGCAGAACTTTCTACTGAAGTAACTTCTCCTGTGCTTGGATTTGTAACTTCAATACTGGTTGGAAGAACACTACCGTCAGTTCCGACCACCAATAATGGAGTATTCACTCCATCAACAACTTCAAGGGTTTCTCCCTGTCGGAAAGTTTCTTCATTGCCAGCATTACCACTGTTCGTATAATTTACGTATACGACATCGGAAGCAGTCTCTGTAGCAACTGCAGCATCAATAACAGTTGCAGTCACACCAGAAGTAAGACCTCTCAGTTGCTGTGCTTTTAACTGAGTGATATCATACTTTTTATATACTACTTGACCATTCTGGTTTACAGGAATTTCTGAAACCGAAGATAACTTGACGTAATTTAATTTTGTATTTAATCCAACTTCGCCAGGGATTACAAGTTCTCCTTGCTTAAAGGAATACTTGCCAAATTGTTCAATCTGATTCTGAAGAATAGATTGTAGTTGAGTTAATTCCCTAGCCTGAATAGAATACCCAGGACGGAATAGAACTTTGTAAAAATTTTTATCCTCGTCAAAGTTATCGTAGAATGGAGCTACGTTCAGGTTCGTCTTTTGGGGCATCTCGCAGGATCTCTAAATCTAACGGAAATTAGAACTCAATTACTAGCTTGATGTCCTCAATTTGGTCAGCAGCTCTAGTAATCTGTCTTCTATTCTCTATGTATACGATTTCTCCAGAGTTTGGTTCAATTTCTGGGTTTGAAAGACCACCTGTAAAACCAATATCAGAGACCGTTCCGTTCTCTCCAGTGTCAACAGCACCAGATGCGGTTGAAGTTCCTCCAACTACAGCATACGATCCATTAGAAATTAATGGGTTTACTTTTCCAGAAACAGCGTGAAGATCTGGTGATTGGAAATACTTGAGAATACCATTAGCAGAATCCCAAGAAACAACAGTGCCTTTAGCAATAACACCGTTTTGATCTTGTGTGATTACTTCGTCTGCAACATAATCTGCGCTTGCACCAGTTACCTTAACAACTCTGGTTCCACGGAGAGTGCTGTCAGAAGCAAAATTGGTTGTTCCATACTCATATGGATCTTGGATGATACCAATACGGCGGAAATCGTTATCAACTGGGAAGTCACCCGATCCCTCATCATAGGTTAGGCGAACATTAGTCATAACTCTCTTGCCAAAGAGTTCTTCCTCTACATGAGATCCATGACCACCTTTTGGTGAAATGACGACTTCAATAGCAGCAGTTCCAGCAAAAGCACTTGGATTTGCTGTTAGAGCAGCGTCTGTATAAACATTCGCTGTACTGATGATGACGTTACCATAGGTGTATCCAGCACCTGCTTGCTCCATAGAAACAGATGATAGAGCTCCACCAGCAGTAGTTTCAATTTTTACAATTGCACCAGTATTAGTTCCAGCACCAGTACCGTCTCCAAAAACAGGAGCATATAGAGTTGCACCTTGGGGAAGACCTGTTCCGATGTCCTTAATGACAGCAACGTCAATAGCACCATCAACAGCAAGTGCTTCTACATCAGTTCTAGACTGCTCTCCTGCCGCTGCAATGGGCATGAAGTCTGATGATAGGAATGCTAGTACATCGCCTGTTGTAAGGGTGTACATGTGCTTCCAGATGTATCCAGCAGTTCCTGCTGGTTCTGTGTAAATGCCATTAGCAAATGTACCTTGACCAGAAGTCGGTTGAGACTTTGGCTCATAAGTTACATTTCCAGCAGTTCCAGCAACTTCTCCGTTGTAGAGGCACTTGAATACCTCGTACTGAGAGTTCATTACATAAAACTTAGATGATGATAATGAAGTTGATCCTAGTGCAGTCTGTACGCCAATTGCACCACCGCCACCAGGAGTAGCGGAGTAATTTGGGCGATACATATCAAATTGTGGATTCAGGGTAGTGTTCCAGTTGTAGCGAGGAACGACTAGACGAGCAAACGGCGAGGTGATTCTTTTGGCAGCGATTAACTCTTCGTAAATTGCTCTTTTTTCTGATTCGTTATCTAGTGGAGCAGGAGGAACATCTTCTGTTCCATATCTATAAACACCAGATTTAGCGGTAGCGCCACTAGTTCCACCAGTTACAGTGGTTCCAAATGCTGGAGTTGTAGTTGGTGTTGGAAGGATTGTATTTAGTAAGATACTGTTTGAGTATACAGCAGCAACTACGCCACTCCATCCACCTCCACTAACAGTTTCTCCTACTTGGAAAGTACCACTTACGTTGAAGATTTCAAGGTAAGCGTCCCATCTAGAAGATCTGCCAACGAAGAAATACATTCTAGTTCTAGCGGCATCGGCGTCATTCGCACCTTCACCCAAGGACTCTAAAAATTGCTTCGCGTTGAAAATTCTAAACTTTTCTGAAATAATAGCTGCCATAGCACTAGTGTCTGTATAGTTAAGACTGAATCCGAGTTATTTATATTTATTTATAGGGCGTTTCTTAGGTACTCCCCTGTGAGGTGCTCTTCAATAGGTGTTCCATTAACACCTCTTGTACAATCTAAGAAACGATCACTGAGTTTGCTTGTGTAAGAAATTTGTTCTTTTCCTAGCAAAATGGTTCCAGAAGCAGGGAACCTGGATGTATCTCCATTAACATATACAACTGCACCAGTCGCAAGATAACCAACCCCACCCTCGGCAGGGAGATCGGCAACATCAAGTATTTGCATGTAGTAGTTGATTGTTGGATATGCAAGATTGAATCCTAACGCGGAAGGTATGGTTCCTTCTGCTGTAATCTCATATGCTTCTAATTCCTCAAGAGTAACTTTTGAAATTTGAATACCAGTATCGGATACCAGATTACCAGTATCTATAAAGGTAGTGTTCTGCCACTGCTCAAAAGTATTAAACAATGTTAGATTTTCAAGGTTTGAATTTGTAGCAAATCCAAACTCATGGAAGAATGTAGTAGCAATTTCTGTGGTTAAAAGTGGTTGAGATTGAATAGATCTATCAAGTTCAATGCTCTTGACAACATATGATGTTGGTTGTGCTGTGGGTGCTGGAATAGATCCAAATGATGTTGGTCCAAACCTCACAACTTCTAAATTGCTTGTCAATAGAGGAGATAGATTAATTTCCCTATCAATGATAAGAGTAACATCATAACCAGTTGGAACCAATACACTAGCACCAAAAGTGCTCTGAGACTCAATACCAGTCAAGAATTCAAATACTACACTTGCAGCAACTGGTGATTGTTGTTGAATCTGAGAACCAATTACAATACTGTGGAATGTATCAATCTTTCTTCCACGCTGTTTAATAATTTCATATTGACGTGCTGTAATAACCTTTGGAGCGGTTGTATACCCACTACCACCATCAGTAATTACAATATCAATAATCTGACCACGTGATACAACCACCTCAGCTCTCGCTCCACCACCATTTTGATCCACTGGGATGAAATGGAGAATTGGTGGAGTATCATATCCATAAGCAGTGGTTGGTTGGATGATACCCTCATCATAGAGAAGTTGGAGATCTTTCTTGTTCCACTCAACGGTTGTAACAGATCCATTCTCAATTCCGCAAGTTACGCTCAATCCAACTCCACGGATATTTCCATTATAATTTGTTGTTACAACAGATCCAAAGAAGTCATTTGAAACATCTTGTCCTGGATTATAATTTTTAGGATTGACGTATCTTGGTAATTCATTAATTGTTCTGAATTCATCCTCACCATCAATTTTAATGATATCACCAGCATTTAGATTGGCAAGAAGTCTTCTTCTCTCGTAGAAAGATATATCTGCTTGTTTTGTTCCATACAACCAATTTGCCGAATTTCTCTGCATACGATAATCAGAGTCATCATCACGCACAACAGAAACAGTATTTGTTGTTCCAGTTAATTCATACTCATCAACAAAATTAGGATCTCCTGAGAAGAAGACGTTTGAACCGTCAATATCTGGATTGTTTCCTGATAAAGTAACAATTAGAGTTTGTGAAGTAGTTGTATAGCTCTTAACATTACCAATGAACTTTTTAACTCCACCAATTTTCTGATATGCAACTTGGAATTTGTCGTATGAAGTATTATACCAGGATTTCCATCCAATAAAACTATTTACAGATCCAGCATCACAAGTTAGTTTAATTTCGTTATAGTATGTGTTTCTTTCAAAGTCATATAGAGTAACAGTTTGCTCTGCATCTCTACCATACAAAAGAATGATCTCAACATTATTATCGGCAAAGATATTTCTTGTAAATCTGATTGCTGGACCATTAATGCTGTAGGAATCACCTTCTCTCTGCAAAGTTCCATCAATAAAGACTAATGCAAATCTGCTATCATCAATATTTTGGACTTTCTTATCTTCAGAATTTAAAATTATAAATGGACCTTTGGAACCATCTAGAATACCTGACTTATCAATTTCGCAGCGATAATAGTTACCAACGCTATGAGCAAAGAACTTCTCAACTGCTAGTGGTTCTCCTACAGTTCTAACATTTTCATTTTGACCCCAAATTGGAGGGGTTGTAAATACTACTTTATTGGGAACTGAAGTTCTATCAATGGAATATGCAGAATCATGTTGTAAAACTCCACTAAGACCAATGAATAGATTTTCTCTTTCTTCTGTATCTACTGGTGTTCCATCTGTGTAATACAATTCAAAAATCTTATTCTCACCATCAATATAATCTGGTTTTGAGATAGTGGATGTTCCAGGACCAGTAGTCAGAGTTTCTCTGATATTTTCGTATAATGAGTCAAGAGCAGAAGCAACATCTTCACATTCTTTAAATGTATCATACTTGAGTTCTGCATCAACAATTAAGTTATAATTTGAATATGATCTTAAAGTTGTCCAATATCCAGTTGAATTTAAATTTTGTGGTACAATGTCAATTCTGTTTGGACCACCTTCCAGTGTATCTTCAACAATTTGAGCATACGCAAGAATAGCACTCTTAACTTCGGCACAGTATGGGGAAGTAGTATCAATACGAACTTGTGGATCAACTACAGGAGCAATCACCGTTGTTCCAGTAATTTGATTGAGCATCGCTTCAACCATCAATTCTGCTGCTTCATTGTAGGCATAAATTGATTCATTTAGTTGCCCAGCAATGTGGACTCTCTTGTTATTAACAAAATACGAATTGGCAAAACTTACTACCTTTTCATTCCCCCCAAATCGTAGGGAATACACCACAGCATTTACAAATGATCCAATGTCTCTAAAGCAAAGATCTTCAGTCTCAACCCACTCTTTAATTCCAGTATTTACTGAAATGGTTGGTTTTTGATTATTTTCAATAGCAGATGTTAAAATTCCAAATAATGAGACGATAGCAGAATTTACATTTGAACACTCTGGTACTCTGGTGATATTTGGATCTGTTACCGCACCTTGGTTAGCAACAGCAGTAATACAAAGATCCTTTGCATAATTGAAAGCGTATACAGATTCTGTTCTTTCGCCATCTAAAGCATCGTGTGAATCAAAATATGCATTTGTTACTGCTAAGGTTGCTGAATTTCCACCACGAGCAGTATCTTCAGCAATCGCGGCAATGATGATCTTTAGATCTCTTTCACACTTGCTTGTAGCAAAATTAGCACCGTAAACAGATGTCAACTCTGTTAGGGTTTGGGATACAATATTGGAAAGGTTTTTATAGATCAACCTTCTTGCATCTTTAAATCTATAAGATGCTTCTGGAATTCTTGGATATGTAAATCCAGGGAATTGCTCGTAGATTCTATGAGCTGCTTCTCTTTGAATATTTACTTTATTTGCTTCAATCAAATCTGCTGCATCAATATATGTTCCAGTATTTGATCCACTCATAATAAATGACATCACAGCATTTGCAGATGGCAGATTTCCAACTGCTGGTGTGACAGAATACGTAATTCCAGATCCAACTTGTAGATATACATTAGGAGCAATTTGTATAATAGAAGCAGATGTTGCTTCGTCAATTGTCACCGCAGTATCAACAGTAATTACATTCACCGATGATGCTGATAGTGGAAGAGAATTGTTGCTTACTCTAATTCTTCTTGAATCTAAAATTTCTTCAACAATTGTATTTGATGGGAATGCTTTTCCAGCACTAACTTTCATTCCAATAGCAATGTTATCGGTATCCGTTATTTCAATGATGTCTGTTCCTGGAGTCCAGGATGATTGTCTCTCTACAATATCCCAGTTACGCATTGCCAATTTGCAAAGGCGAACTGTATACTTAAATGCATCAAGAGTAGCTTGCAGTTCGCCATCAATATAATCTAAAACGCCACTGTTAAAGTAGATTTCTGCTGACAACACAGATTTTTCATTGCCTCCAAATCTCAAATCATGTGCAAGCGAATCTATAATGAATCCAATGTCTCTAGCACATTTAGAACTAAGATTTCCCCAAGATAAATTGGGATATTTATCTTTAACATATCCAAGTGCTTCTTCTTGAATAAATTCTCTATTAAACTCTAATTGATTGGCAGAATCTAACCATCTTCCATTTCTTTGGAAAATGTTTCTAACTTTTTTCAGATATTTTTGATTTAGTGTGTCTGTTTTAAATTGGAACCATCTTCCATAAAACTTAACGCCAGGAACAACCTGTCCATCTTTTGTTGATGGACCTAGAGGTGGTTCTGAGAAAGTAATTCTATTTTGGGAAACTGTATATGAAATCCCTGGTTCTTGAAGAACTCCATCCAATGTAATTGTAAGTGACTGTTCATTGTATGGAGTAACAGAATTACCATCAGAATCTACTAAATTGAAAGTAGTAGTTCCTTCAAGGTTGCCTTTGTTTGTGAACGCACCATCAAAATCTGCATTTAAATAAACTGGTTTTGCAAGAATCTCTGAATAATTTGCTGTGTCTAAAGCAACAGAACCAACTCCTCGTTCAATTTCTAGTGATTTCACAAGAGCGATACTTTGAGTAGTCTTTTTCTTCGTGCTTACTACAGTTATCTTATTGGTGTCTTCGTTCCATAGTTGTACAATACTAATATTTCTTGTAGTTGTATTGTCACTCATTGAAACATTAGAAGTTGTTTCAATCAAAACCTCTCCAAACAACTGGAATCCAGCTGGGTGGGTGGTCTTCTTAATTAAAGATCTCCAAGTTTCAATTGGTGTTCTTGATTTTACAAGGTATGAATAATCTTGATAATAATAAGAATCTGTTATCCTTTGATTCGCATCTCCAAGTTTTCCATAATCCGACTTATAATACCCCTGATTGTCATAATAACTTTTTACTTCTGGGGTAAATTCTGTATATGAAATTGAATTCAGAGTTGCTGTTTTATTTCTAGCCAATCCAATAATTGGTTGATTTTCTCTGAAAATACCAAATAACCTATCAACAATCAGTAGATTTGATCCAGATCTCCAGGAAGTTACTCTAGCTCTCGCAACTTCAATATTTCCAGATCTTTGTACAACAGTTTCACCGATTCGGAAAGCATCATAGTCAAAATCAGACACCTTCATTACATAGTTTGATCTAAATTGTGATGACAGAGTGTTGTCACTGTGATATGATCCGCCAACATTAGATACTCGGACATTTCTTGGTACACCAATATCATTACTGTTATAAAATGCTTTTACATCAGATTCAACGATTTTAATGTCTGGAGCAATTTCATACCCAGAACCAGCATCCGAAATTGTAATACCTGTAATTTTGCCAGCATCAACGACTGGTTTTAAAACAGCATTTCCAGAAATTACAATAACTGGTTTTGAATACTGTTTTCCAGAATATGTTAAATTTACACTTTCAATAGATCCATTGGAAATGGCACATGTAGCAACTGCTGCATATGATGGAGATGGAATAATACCAGTTACAATAGGAAGTTTTTTATAGTCTTTTCCGATATTTGTTACTGATAATGTATTAATTTCTCCAACCGAGAATGAGGATTCTGATGTATATGTAATTGATCCGCTACCATCATGTGTAGCAGTAAATGTTGTATCATATACAATTCTGTTCTCCGTTACATAAAGTGCTTTCTTTCTTCCCTGCAATGGGTCAGTTATTAGATTGAGATATGATTTTTCTGATGATACATTGCCATTCTTATCATAATAGAAGTATTTTGTAAATGGCAGATCTCTCTTTGTTGTATATTGATTGGAAGCAATTCTTGATCCAAATCCAAACTTTACATCAACAATAGATCCAGAAACTTTCTTTTCTGGTGTAATTAGATTAAAATTGATACTTGGGGAGATATCAAAGATAACACCATTCATTGAAGAGTGTGAGACATCAAAATTGTACTTGTAATACTTTTTGATATCAATAATTCTATTTCTTTCAAAGTTTACATTATCTTCCGAGAACTCAAAATACAATTCTGGCGAAGAAACAGAATCAACCTTAACAAGTCTTTGATCGGTACTTTGATCAAAGAATACTGATGCTAAGGTAATTTCAGAAATAGATGTTAAAGACTGACCATAGTTGTAGACAAAAACTGCTTTTTGTGTGCTTTGGTTATATGATAAAACAAATGGATCAGTTGCATTTGAACCAATTTGATATCCTTGAGGCAAATTGTATCCAGGTGCATATAAGAATGCTTCTGCGCCATTAAAATGATCAACTGCCTTGGTTCCTTTTTGTGCCCTCTGAACATTTAAAGTATTTCCAGATCTGGAAAGAACTTTTACAATTTCACTGCCAATTTGTAAATAATCATTTGCCGTAAATCCAATGGCACTGTCAAGATTTAAAACTGTATTTTGAATAGAGAATCCAACATGATCAATTCTCAATGATACGCTTGGAGTTGATGTGTCTGTTTTTGAGAGAGCAGCACTTCCTACAGTGAGTAGATCAAATTTTTCGTAGTCAGAACCTTTGTCCGTAATTGTGACACTAGTAACAGATCCAGTAGATGAAACTACGATAGTTGCTACAGCACCAGAACCAGATCCTCCAGACAACGCAATTCCAGGATAAGAACCAGGAGTATAGTCGTTGCCGCCGTTTAGAATCTCAATTCTTCCAATACCAGTATCAGTAAGGGTTCTTTCACCAGCGGGAGTAGTAAGATAGACTTCTTGATAAATTCTTGATCTTACATAGTAAGTTGTTGTCGTTGTAGCATCATTTGGGTTAATGTCAACAGTAACATACTCGTTTGTTGCTACACCATGAGCATCTACAGTTGTTAATAAAGCAACATTATCTTTTAAATTGAAGATAATTAAATCATCGCTAAGTGAATTTACCGATGCGATTTTTGAACCAGTGGTGTTGATAAGATCTGAACTTGTCAAGAACAGAGTTGTTGAAACTGTAAAAGTGCCTGATAAAACTCTAACTTTTACAGTATTTTGATTTGACGTTGTTTCTAAAATCTCTCCAGTAGCAACAGCAGCACCAACACCATCAGATAAAGAAAGGGTTGCTCCTTTTGTATATGATGAGTTTTGATCAAGAATTAAAGAAACTACTTTAGTGTTTGAACTTAATACATCTGTACTGTTAAAAGTTCCAGATACATTTCTGAGTGCAAATTTTGTTCCACTGAACACATTTCCAACAATCTGACCAGTTGCTCCCGTCAGACTTTGGGTAATTGTGTCACCATCAAACAAGTATGCTGTTGAAACTAATTCAACATACAATGTTTTAATGTCCTGGGATTCAATTGATGATACTGTTCTACCTTTGACAGAAGATACTTTTGCTTGTGCTCCAGTTCCTTCCGTTTGGTTGTTATTAGCAACAACTTCAGATCCGACCGAAAATGTTGGTGTACTACTTACGATATCAATTGAAGAAACTGTTCCACTAGTGATATCCTCAATTTTTGCGATTGATAGATCTCCGTTTGAATCAATATCAGATGTTCTCAATCTTCTTGCATTTACTGGAAGATCATCTTGAGAAATTTCTGAATTGTAATTTGAATCAACTGGTAAGGAGTAGTAGTTTTCGCCTAAAATGTATGGGAATACTGGATCGTTGTTGGAATCAACAGTAATAAAATATGCATAGGTTCCATTTGGAAATTCTGGAGTAATGCAGAATCTTCCGTTATTTTTATCAAGTGAACTTGATCCATTGGTAAAATTGTAGTCATCAATGAAAGTTCCTAATGGATAAGTTGCAACAGGAGGACCATTTAATCTGGTAGAACTTACAAAATACCCAGATGTCATTCTGACAATAGAACTTTGTGGGTCTAGTGGATCTTGATGTCCAAAGGGACCGTAAATGGGATTGCCATCATATGCAAAACCAATGATAGGAGAGTGATTTGCACCAGTATCCGACTGTCTTAATGCATTGGGAGAAGCATAGTATCCATATCCATACCCACGAGATTCAACAAAGTTTTTAAAGAAGTAACCATTATTAGAATCTAGACTTGCAAAATTCTTCTTATATCTGTCTTTTCTCCAAACGCGAATGTCCGCTGTTGCTGTTGCACCAGAACCAACGGGAATAATATCAACAACAACATTTGATTGTGTGTATAGTCTTCCACCGTTGACTTTTTCAAATTCAACGATTTTTCCAGATGAATCAACAATTGCACGATATTCGGCAAATCTACCTCTTCCAGCAGTGTCAGTGATTCTTACCTGTGGGGAAGAAGAATAATATTCCCCAGCATTGTCAACGTTGATACTGGTAATCACGCCATTGGTAACGATTGCAGTTGCTGTTGCGTTTCTTCCAGAAAGAATCTCAACCACTGGAGTTGCATTATAACTTCCAGGAGAATCAACAATAATTCTATCAACAACTTGTCCAGCAAGAACAGATCGTGCAA